GCGGGGTCATTCTTAACTGCCCGAAGTGCAGAGCGTGCATTCGCCGCAAAAGTCAAGATTAAATTGTAAAAAACCTGAAAAAACTTTTTAGACCAGGGCGGCCAGGGCTTCGGCGAAGACGTCGTCAGCACAGCGGAAGCCCAGAATCCCGCGCGGGTAGGCGTTCAGCCAGTCTTCGACGGCCTGGATCGCCTTCGCCGGGACCTTCCCGAAGTCGGTCCCCTTTGGGAACCAGCGGCGGATCATTCCGTTCGTGTTCTCGTTGGTCCCGCGTTCGAAGGAGGAATAGGGGTGACAGTAAAAGACGGTCGTCCGCTTCCCTTTGTGCAGACAGGACCGTTCCAGGCCCGCGACGTCCGAAAACTCTGTCCCGTTATCAACTGTTATCGTTTGAAATACTTTGCTGAACAGTTTTCCGTATCTGCGTTCAAGGCGGTCCAGGGCGGCGACGACGCTTCCGGTGGTCTTGTCCTTCATTTTGACCATGATTTCCTTCCGGGCCTTCCGCTCCGTCAGGACCAGAAGGGTTTCCTTCGTCTTCTTCTTGCCTTCGACACAGTCCATTTCCCAGTGTCCGATCTCCGCGCGGTCGTCGATCTCCGGGGACCTCTTTTCTATGCTCCGGCCGGCCGACGGCCTGGCGGCCGTCTTCTTGACCTTCTTGTATTGGCGCTTCTTCATGCCCTGGCGGGGAAGGTGGGCGGCTTCCAGGGTCAGGAACACGCCCTTCTTGATGTAGGAATACAGGGTCGCTTCACAGATCGTCGTGTCGAACTGGATTCCCTTGACCTTGATTTCGCCCAGGACGGCGGCCGGGGAATAGCCGTCTTCGACGATCCGGCGTTCGATGTACGCGGCCAGGCGGTGATCCTTGCCTATTTTCAGGCCAGGCCCCTTCGCGGCCAGGTTTTCCCGGTATGCGGCTTCGGCTATGTCCGGGCTATACCGTTCTTCTTCGGTCCAGTCCGAATTTCGGTGGATATACCGGCCCCGTTTCAGTTCGTTGTAAATCGTGTTCCGGTGGACGCCGATTTCGTCGGCGATCTCCTGGACCCGCTTCCCGCATTTCAGGAACGATTCGATCCGAAGGCGGTCGTTCCAGGACAGGTGTTTGAATCTGCGCTTCTTCATGTTCCTTCCCCCTATAAAGAAAAACAGCCCCCGCCTTTGCCGTATGGCAAGGGTGGGGGCTTTGCTGTGCTATCAGATCAGATCGCGCGGGTGGACGCCCAGGAAGTCGGCGATCCGAAGCGCCACGGCCAGGGACGCGGTTTCGATTCCACGTTCCCCGCTGTCGAACTTCTGGATCGTCCGAATGTTGACGCCGGTTCCTTTCGCCAGGGCGGCCTGTGTCAGCCCCCGTTCACAGCGCAAACGCGCGATCGTCGTTTCGCTCTTTGTGCTTCCGGATTTCATTTGAATCGCCGCCTTTCTCTGTTCTGCTTCTATATTACGCCTTTTAGACCGTAATGTCAAGTAAAAAATAAGGCCCACGGAAGGGCGTTCCGTGGGTCTATTCTTCTTCCGGTTCAAGTAGTTCTTCAATGGGGACTTGAAGGACGGTCGCGAAGGCGCGAAGTTCGTAGTCCATGACCAGCCGGCGGCCGGCTTCGATGTTGCTGATCGCGTCCTGGGCTATGTTCACGCCCAGCGTTTGCATTTTCGCCGCCAGGGTTTCCTGTGAAATGCGCTTCGCCAGGCGCGCCATTCTGACGCGCTCACCGCATATATTCCGCCGTCCGTAGTAGCCCAGATTCTTCATTTTCGTCCCCCTGTCTATGGTCACTTGCAATATTCTATTTGACGTTACCATAAACTATGGTATGATATTATTGGCACGAACCATAAATATCACTCACAAGGGGGCTTTTATATGGTATGGAAAATCTTCAGTGCTTTATCTCTTGTCCTGGCCGCCGTGGCGGCCCTGGTGTCGGCCACGACCGCGCCGGAATACAAGACAGGGGCGGAATGGGTGATCGCGCTTCTTTTCGTTGCCCTGGCGGTCTTCCTGTTCTGGCAAGGGGCGAAGTCCAGCGCCGGGAAGAAGGCGAAGCGCCAGGGCGGGAACGGGACATATATGACCGAACAGGAACTTCAACAGATTCAGGGCGGCGTTCTTCCGGCTCTTGCGTCGGTTCCGGTGGTCCTGGGCGAAGGCGAAGTCGCCCATTTCTTCGCGCCGGCGCGCCGGTATGTCACGAAGAAGAAGGCGGTCGGAAGGACCGGAAGCGGCGGCGGCGTCAGTGTCCGCGTCGCGAAGGGCGTGTCTGTGCGGTCCGGCGGCGGGGCCAGTCAGACGGTCTATGACGATGTCACGGACGCCTTCGACGGCCTGGCGGTTCTCACGAACCGGCGGATCGTCTTCCTGGCAAAACAGAACGGCTTCGACTGCAAGCTGTCCACGATCTCCGCGATCCTGCCGGAAGGCGACGGGCTTATGATCCAGGCCGGGGCGAAGAACTATCGCCTGACCGTGGCGCAACAGGGATATTTTTCGAAGGCCCTTGACATGGTGGTCAGATAAAGCAAAAAGGCGGACGGGTTTCCCCGTCCGCCTTTCTTACTTCGTCTTCATTCGCTTGTTGATCTCCCGCGTGATCTTGCGGGACACTCTGGCCTGTTGGGAATCCTTCGTCTTCTTCGCGGCGCGCTTCATGGTGAAGTGTCCCCGGACGTAACCGCCCTTCGGGCCGACGAACATTCCGCCTTCCGGGTCGTCCCGGTTATAGACGAAGGTGTTCCCTTCCCAGTGACCGGGGACGAAGTGACTTCGGAAGCCGTGTTCAAGGTGACTCGCATATTCAAGCGGATTGTAAAATCGGACGATATAGCGTTTCCCACTCCGCCTGGCCGTCTTGTCGGACTTCCAGTTCCGGCGGTAGTCGCCGGTATTGACGATGTCCGGGCTGTCGTTCTTGCAGATCAGGCGCGCCTGGCGGACGGCGTACTGGCCTTCGCCGACGGCGATCTGGGACATGATTTCCGGGACGTCGTCTTTCAAGGTTTCCAGGCCGCCGATCCAGCGGACAAGGTCTTCTTTCTTTACGCCCACGGGATCGCCCCCTTTCCGCCGGCTCCGGCCGGCTTACGCTTTGCGAAGGTTCGCCGCGTTGACGGCGGCCGTGACGGTCGCGCCGACGCCGATCACGACGCGGTCGCCGTTGACCTGGATCACGTCGTAGGTGTCATAGTAGGTCTTGAAGGACTTCCCGTCATAGGTGACGGCGTTCAGGACCTTCACCTTGTCCCCCTTTGCGAAGGACTCCGGCGCGGTCGCGGCCGGAATCTTGATCTTCTGGCCGACGCGGATCAGGTTCGGGTTCGCGATCCCGTTGTAGGCGGCGATCTCCTGATAGGTGGTCCCGTACTTCGCCGCGATCGCGGACAGGGTGTCGCCCTTCTTCACGGTGTAGACGGTTTTGCCGCCGCTGGCGGGCGGGGTCACGACGGTCGCGCTTCCGCCGGCGTCGGAATAGTCGACATAGGGAAGGCGGCCGTGTTTCTGCCAGGTCCTGGTATTGTAGCCGGCCTTCTTGCCGATGTTGCCGACGGCCGTGATCTGGACGTCGTTTTCGAAGGCCGGGGAACACTCCACGGCCAGGCCGTCGCCGATATAGACGCCGATGTGGCCGGGGACCCACAGGGCTTCGCCGGGGGTCATGTTCCCCCAGTTCCCGGTCGACACGTTCTTACACTTGCCGATCATGCTGTCGGCTCCGATGTCGGGGACGCCGTTAGAAGCGTAGACCGCGCCGCCGTAGGTCTTCGACTTGTCGCCGGTCCAGCCCCACAAAATCCCCTTGATCAGACAGACACAGTCAAAACCGAAGGTGTCGGCGCTGGCGGCCTTGATCATAGCGGTCCGGGCCGCCTGTTTGTTGTAGCTGTGATTCTGGGTGTACCTGGTCTTATTGGCGGCCGTCATAGGCGCGCCGAAACAGCCCATGACGTACAGGGTTTTGTGATTCTGGGCCGCGTCGATCAGTTTTTCGATAAAGGTTTTACTTTTCATCATTGTCGGCTTCCCCCTTTACAGGCTCGATCACCGGGATTTCCTCGAAGTTGACGACCTTCGTCATGTCACACAGGGCGTCGATCAGTTCGCCCAGGGCCGTAACGTCGACGGGATAGTTGATATACTCGGCGGAAGTCTGGACCATAGCCATGACCCATTCCTTCCGGGTCGCCCCGTCGGTGAACTTCGTTTCTGCTTCTTCCATAAGGCTGATCACAAGCCCCAGAAGGGCGGCCCAGTTCTTTTCCTGGGTCGCCTTCTTGACGTACTGGATCAGCTTGTAGGCCAGGGGAATACAGGCGGACAGGCCGGTCAGGATAGCGACGACCACGGAAATAATCTGTTCAGCGTTCATGTTCTTTCCTTCCTTTCGTTACAGTTCTTTTGTGTCATTGTAGATTTCGGGACCGTACTTCTTCCGAAGTTTGATCCGGTTTTCTGCTTTCGCCTTGCTGTAATAGAAGCCGGTCGCGGCCGCCGTTTCGGTAAAGACGGCCGGGATCAAATACGCAAGGGGCGACGTGTCGCCGGTTCTCCATACCATGACCAGCGTGAAGGCGGTCACGATGATCGTGACCGCCCCCACGACGGAAATGATGATTTTGGAAAACTCGCGCTTCTGTTCACGCCGTCCGCTCATGTCTTCTTTTCCAGGTCGTCGATCCGATGATTCGCGACTTTGATCTTTTCCTCGATCACGGCCTGGGCTTCTTCCAGGCTGTACGTCCTTTCGATCACCGAATTGTGTTTGTCGACCTTCTTTTCCAGTTCTTCCAGCCGGTAGGCGATCAGCGCGGAACTTTTCTTGTTGGCAAAATACGAACCGCCCAGGGTCCCCAGAAGGGACAGGACGGCGATCAGAATCCCTTCTGTCACTGGCGTCGATCTCCTTTCTGGGTTACTCCGACACTTCTGTCCAGCCATAGACGCCGGGTTCCCAGACGTTCCCGTCCAGGTCAGAAGTCCAGTGTTTCCCGTTGTGGGCGACCTTGTCGCCGGTGTTGTATGCGTCGTGCGCGCCCAGGGGTTGCGACCATTCCGGCCATTCCTCGCCGGGGTCGCCGATCTTCGACCACAGGGCGGGCGTCAAAGACGGGTTCCAGCCCTCTTGTGAAGTGTGTCCCTGCCCTTTGTTGACGCGGTACAGGTTGCCGTCCAGCGGGTCGCGCCTGATCTGGCCTTCTGTGTAGGCCACGGGGTAGGCCCACGGGCTGAACTGACTGGCGTTTTCGACTGCCGTGACGTCGTCGATCTGGCCGGCTTCCGCCATGACCACGAAGGCGATCGACGCCGCCCTGGCCGTTTCGGCGGCCGGGTTCTGTTCTGCGCGGGCCTTCGCTTCGGCCATGCTGACGAAGTCACACTGTTCCGGATTGAACATAGCGTTTTCCCCCTTTCCTTTACGCGAACCGGACGGTCGCCTGGATCACTTCGATCTCCTGGGTCCCCTTCGTCATGTAGAAGCGATAGGCCAGGCCGTAGGAAGACGACGCGACGGTCGTGTTCGTGAAGGTGTGGACGAACTTCCCGACCTTGCTTGTGATGTCTTCCCAGACGGGGCTGTCGTCGAACGGGTTGTTCGTGACCTCGACATGAAGGGTCGCGTCGGCCGGGTGATCCGCCGGGTACAGGGACAGGAAGACCTTTTCGACCTTCGCGTCCGTGACGATCGCGCGGGACGCGGCGATCCGGGTGACGGTACGGCTGAACGTGATCAGCCGGGTCGCGCTTCCGCCGGCTCCGTCGGTGACGTAGATTTTCAGGACGTGGGACCCGGTCAGAAGCCGAAGCCATACGTCGGACAGGTCCGCCGTGTTCTGGGTCCCGCTCGTGGCCGTGTAGGTCCGAAGGGTGATCGTTTCGGCCCCGTTGGTCACGGTTTCCGTAACGGTCAAGGTCTGGGACGCCGCTTCGCTGTCCGTGACGGTGTAGTCGTAGGTGAACGGGTCGGTCTTCGCGCCCAGGTTTTGATCGCTTCCGCTGATCACTGGGTCCGTGTTGTAGGAAATGGGCGTCGCGTTCCCGGTCCGGTATGCGGATTCCGCGCCGTTGCTATCGACTGCCTTCACGCGGACCTGGTAGTTCGTCCCGCTCGACGGGACCGTGTCGACGATGGACTTCGCGGTCGTGATTCCGATCTGGGTGTAGGCTCCGGAATCGACCCGGCGTTCCCAGACGTAGCTGATCGCGTCGCCTTCGGGGTCGGTGGACCCGCCGGTCGTGATCGTCAAGGACTGGCCGGCGCGCGGGGTCCCGTGGGAAATGGACGACGGGGTCGTGGGCGGCTGATTCCACTGAATGATATAAGCCCCGTCGGTGTCCGTTGTATCGGATACCAGGGTGTCAGGGGCCAAAAACAAAGCCGGGCGAACGCCGTAGCGGCCAAGCCAGGCGTAGTTGTGGTACAGGACGCCGTCGGAAGAGACGCGGCGGACGTAGAACGCGTAGCCGGCGTACGGGGTGAGAAGCCACCACCACCAGGGCTGTGAAGACGACAGACCGGAAGTCTTGTATTCCGACTTGCTGACCGCTTCGGCGGTCGGGTATGCAAGGCGGCTGTTGTTGTCGGTGAAGATGGGCCACTGGGTCCCCTCGGCGGTGCCGTTCTCGGTGTCGCCGAAGACCTCTGTCCGGGTCAACAGGCGGACCTTCCGCGTGATCTGCTCCGACCCGCCGCCGTCGGTGCTGGACTTCGCGACGGTGATCGTGTCGTCCAGAAGGGCGTCCCGGAAGTCCTGTTCGAAGCCGTTCAGGAAGCCGGCTTCCGCCTCGTATTCGTTGTAATTGGACCAGACGTTCGCGTTGTTGGGCGGCGCGTCCGCGCTGTGCTGTGCGCTGTACCACTGGCCGGCCCCGGCGGCGCTGTTCAGCCATTGAAGCAGATTCGCCACGGCCGCGCGGTTGTTGCCGTAGTTCCGGCGGTCGCTGTTGGAGTTGGACGGCTCCTTCGCGTCGAAGCATTTCAGGGAAATGATTCGCTCCGTTACCAGGCCCACGCGGTCCGGTGCCTGGCGGCCGATTTTGAAGCGGATCACAGCGCCGTTATACTTCGTGTTGACCGACTTCACGACCGCGCCGACGGGAATCGTCGACAGTTGTTTTGACATGATATTCCCCCATTTCTTTTCTGAACAGGTCGTAGAACAGTTCGTCCGTGTTCCTGATCAGGTGGTAGCTGTTGCCGTGTGCGGCGTGGCCGATCCAGGAAGAATAAGACTGGACCACAGTTTCGAAGGTGATCCGCCCTTCGTCCAGAAGGTGACGGAACTTCTTCAATTTCCGCCTGATTCGGTTCTTGCTTTCACGGCGTAGTTTGCGGACGACTTTTCCGCTGTCCGTCATGTACGTCCGGAAGCCCAGGAAGTCGATCCCCTGGGACAGCGGAAACACGGCCGTCTTGTGATTCAGTTCCAGCCCCAGCGGGACCAGGAACTTTCTGATTTCTTCCAGACAGTAAAGCAAATATTCCTTGTCCGGGTGGATCAGATAAAAGTCGTCCATATAACGGCCGTAGAACTTGATTCCCAGACGTTCCTTGATCATGTGGTCCATTCCGGACAGGTACAGGATCGCGAACCACTGTGAAGTGTGATTCCCGATCGGGATTCCCGGCCCGTCGGTGGAGTCGATGATCAAATCAAGAAGCCACAGAACGTCGGGGTCGTGAATGACTCGGCGAAGCTGTGACTTCAAAACGTCGTGATTGATTCTGTAAAAGTATTTGCTTATATCACACTTCAAGACCCAGCCGTCCGCCCCGAACTGCCTGTAATACCGTTGCATGAACGATTTCAGACGATCCAGACCGAAGTGTGTTCCCTTGCCCTTCTGACTGGCGTAGTTGTCATAAATGAACGTCTTCGATAGAAGCGGCCCCAGGACGTTGTCGCACAGGCTATGCTGAATGATCTTGTCCCGGAAGCCGTTATACATGATCAGGCGTTCCTTCGGCTCGTGGACCAGGAAATAGTTGTAGGGAGACGGGCGGTATTTGTGCTTCGTCAGCATGAAGTGAAGGAACATGATATTTTCCAGGACATTCACTTCGAAGCGGACGACGGCACATTTCCACCGTTTCCCCTTTCTGGATTCCAGGTAGGCCGAATAAAGCTGATTGAAGTCAGCCATGACTTCAAAGCCGGTCGGCGGGTTCAGTTCGTTGTTCATAAAATGCTCCTTGCCGCTTACAGTCCGGGCGTCGCAAAGCCGAAGCCCTCGCGTCGACAATCATGTGTTTACCCTGGCCTTTCCGGCGTCGGGAAGGATATGATCTCCTTTGTTGGGGTCCTCTGCTTTCAGGCTCGTCGCCTTACTCGGTCACGTTTTCCACCAAATCCGGGCGAACGCCGTTGTTGCCATTCCAGGCGTTGTTGTTGTTCAGGTTGCCGTCGGAATTGACGTTGCGGACGTTGTTCGCGTTGCCGGCGTTCGGGGTTACAGATCATACCCTAATATCATTAACCTTCCGCCTGGGCGGGCGGCTCCGCGCCTTCCGGTCCGGCCTTTTCGGCCTTCTCGGCGGGCGCTTGCTCTGCCTTATACCAGGCGGCGGCCATGAACTTAACGTCAAGGGTGATCTTCGTCCAGTATTCGAAGGTCCCCTTGTCGATATAGCCGCGCTTCTTTGAAAGTTCGATGAAGAACAGAAGCATTTTACAGGCCGTCAGGGCGTCCCGTTGAAGGGTCAGCCGGCGGGCCTTGTCTTCTGCGCTCCGGATCGGATAGATTTCATTCGCGGCCAGAAGTTTTTCATAGATCGACAGGACGTGATCCTGAATCCGATTGACCAGGGTGAAGCGGACCTTCTTCGGGAAGTGCTTCGTGTTGTCGGTCAGGTTCAGGGTGTAGTCGATCAGATTCGAAGCGACGGGCAGAACGTGAAGGGGATTTTCCGCCCCGTCAGTCTTCCGCTGATTCCTCTGGTAGTTTTGCCGGGTTCCCATTGATACACCTTCGTTTCCTGATTCTCTCGACCGTTTCGCGCCGGCCGGAATAGTCGAAGCCATAGTCCCGAAGGACGACGACCTGTTCTTCGCCTTCGTAGGTCAGGCCGCACAGGACGACGGCGTCGCCCCCACAGCGGCCGCACACGGGCCGAAGTTCGGTGAACAGGTTAGATAATAGGCAAGACGTTTCCGACGGCGTACAGGCGAAGCGGGTCACAGATACAGCCGGTTTTCGACGGTGTCCAGAATCCCTTCGGGGATTCCGTCGCCGTCATATCCCTTCCACTGGTCGATCTGCGCGGGGGCGAAGGTGTGGGTCACGGTGGTCCCGGTGAAGCCGGTGTCAAGCTGTTCCTGGATCGCGGAAATGTCGAAGTCCTGGCGGCGCTGTGCGGCTTCCACGGTTTCGCCGGTGGTTTCCTCGATCTGGGAAGCGTCGTGGCCGTGGACGATCGGGGCCGCGTAGGCGACCATTTGCGCCGTGGTCACATAGGACCCGCTTCCGACGTTCACGGTGATCCCGCTGTTTTCCTGGTTCGTGACGACCACGGCGACGTCGTGGACGTGGACCGTGTCGCCCTCGCCGGCCAGACCTTCTTCGGTCTGGAAGGAACAGGGCGGAAGGACGTTGTCGCTGTCTTCGCCGTCCAGCCAGGAATAACTGAACATGAAGGGCGATTCGTTTTCGTCCAGGGCGTAGACCGCGACCTCTCTGACATATACGGACGCTTCCAGGCCGGCGTTCGTCACCTGGACGGGGATTCGCATATAGGAAGGGTTGCTTTCGACGAAGGTCTTTTCGCCGATCTGGGTGTTCACGTTGATCGGGCTGACAAGGGCGGTCAGCGTGTTCGGGCTGACCTGGGCCACGCCGTCGCCGGCGGCCGCGCTGGTCAGGACAAGCTGTTTCCCGGCCGCCAGGAAGGCGGTCAGGACTTCCGCGCCCTTGTCGGTGATCGTTGACTTAAATCGTGCCATTTTGGTTTCCCCCTTGTGGAATGTGTTCGTGTCGGACCATATTGACCATAGCGGCCCCGACGACCGTCGGCGGACTCTGGACGACCTGGGGGATCGCCGTTTGAAGCAACAGGACCAGGTTCGCCGGGATCATCTGTCCCAGGGTCGCCGCCAGGGCGTCCCGTTGTGTGAGTCCGGACAGGCGGATTCGAATGAACAGTTCATAGGCGTCATTGTTCAGGACGACCTGGAAGTCGTCGCTGACCGTGGACAGATACTTCAAAAGCGCCCTGTATGTGTAGGGAAGCTGGTCCAGGTACGCGATCAGGATTCTTTCGCGGCGCGCTTCCAGGG